CACATACTTCAAGGTCTAAAACAACAAGTAAAGGTGGTTGCTGCGTAATGGCTGAACTAAACATTGATTTACACCCTGCTCAACTAAAGATATTCCATTCGGATAAACGCTTTAAGATAGTTGCTGCTGGTAGACGATTTGGAAAGTCCTACCTCTCTGCTTGGTTATTATTAATCAAAGCTATTCAGTCTGAAAGTAAAGATGTGTTTTATGTTGCTCCTACCTTTCAACAAGCTAAAGATATTATGTGGGCAATGTTAAAGGATTTAGGTCGAGACCTTATAGCCCAGGCTCACGAGAACACAGCCGTACTAACGCTTATTAATGGCAGGAAGATATACCTCAAGGGTAGTGATCGACCAGAAACGCTTCGTGGTGTTGGACTATCCTATGTCGTGCTAGATGAATATGCTTCGATGAAGCCAGTCGTATGGGAACAAATCATTCGCCCTACGCTTGCAGATGTAAAAGGTGAAGCTTTCTTTATTGGTACGCCAGCAGGAAAAAATCATTTCTTTGATCTATACAAAGATGCTTTGGAAGATGATGATTGGGAAGCCTTTCAATTTAACTCAACCGATAATCCGTATCTACCAGCAGAAGAGATTGAGGCATCTAGGAAAACAATGTCCTCTATGTCCTTTAGGCAAGAGTTTGAGGCTTCTTTTGAAACAGGATCGGGTGGTATCTTTAAAGAAGAGTGGTTTAAAGTCGATGAAGAACCAGAAGAAGGTAACTTTGTTATTGCTGTTGACCCAGCAGGCTATGAAGCTATAGAAAAAGAAAGGAATCTTAAAAGGTCCAGGCTAGATGAGACCGCTATTGCTATTGTAAAGATTGACCGTGATAAGTGGTGGGTAAAAGACATCATGCATGGCAGATGGAACATCAAAGACACCGCTAAGAAGATATTAAAGTCAGCTATTTTAGTAGAAGCGACAACAGTAGGCATTGAAACAGGTGCTTTAAGAAACGCTATCTTGCCTTACCTTGAAGATGAGATGAGAACGGAAGGTCAATGGGTCAGTATCGCAGAGCTTCGTCATGGTGGTAAGAAAAAGAACGACAGAATTACCTGGGCATTACAAGGAAGAATGGAACATGGGCAAATAACTTTTAATCCAGACAAAGATTGGAAAGCATTTACTAATCAGATGATGGATTTTCCTAACAGACTCGCACATGACGATTTATTAGATGCTTTAGCCTACATTGATCAAGTAAGTGTAGCGGACTTTGCACATACTATTGAACTGGAAGATGATTGGCAGCCATCAGACCCAATTGCAGGATATTAATATGATAGATTTTGATTTTGAAGATTTAAGTGAAGCAGAACTACATGAAATACTTGTTTACTCTGAATCAGAGATGAACTTAGAGACTCGTTATGTTGTAGCGTGTCAAATTATTGCTAATATGATTGAAGATTTAAATTTTGAAACCTTTTCTAACTCTGAAATGGTAGACATGACTATTTGTAAAATGTTAATCGATGGATATGTCGAAGTCGAACAGGATAAGCGTAAATTACATTAGAGCAATCTTTGTTTTAACCGCCCCTAACCCCTCACTTTAATTAAATGTCCTCTATATGGGCAGATATGGAGTTATAAGCCACTCTATAAGGTATAATATAGGAAAACTTTTCTAAGGATATTATTGGTGAACCCTTTTGAATAATAAAGAAACAAAATACCAAGCTTTAGCATCATGGCTTAATTATCGCCTAGATGGATGGCGCACTCACAGAGATATTAACTACACCCAAAACTGGGATGAGTATTATCGCTTGTGGAGAGGTATATGGTCAGCCGAAGATAAAACTAGGCACGCAGAAAAGTCAAGAATTATAGCTCCTGCTCTTCAGCAAGCTGTTGAGTCAAGCGTAGCAGAATTAGAAGAGGCAACCTTTGGTCGTGGAAAATGGTTTGACATCAAAGACGACATGCTTGATGATGATCCATCTGAAGCGGAATTTATACGCAACTTACTTCAAGAAGATTTGGAAAAGACTGGTTGTAAAGATGCCATCTGTGAAATCTTTTTGAATGGGGCAATTTATGGAACGGGTATTGGTAAAATAGTTGTCGATCAAACGATTGAACGCTCCCCCTCTGAAGTGCCGATTCCTGGCACTCTTACCACTAAACGAGAACTCGTTGAATACCCTTCCATTGATGTGCGTATAGAGCCAATTAGTCCTAAAGAGTTTCTTATTGACCCTTCTGCCAACAATATTAATGATGCACTAGGCGTTGCACATGAAGTTATCAAGCCTAGATACCATGTTATTGAAGGAATACGCTCTGGCGTATACAGAGATGTTCCTATTGATGGTGATTATCAATCAGCTCGCTTTACTTACGATCCAGAGACTAGAGGTTCTGATGAATCGGACTCCGTAAAGATTACAGAGTATTGGGGTAAAGTTCCAAAGCGCTTTTTAAAAGCTAAAGCAGATAAAGATGACTTTGAATACAATAAATCTGATGAATTAGTAGAAGCTGTCGTTACTATAGTAAATGATGAGTACATCTTACGAGTAGAAGAGAACGCTTTTATGATGGTAGACCGCCCTTTCATTTCATATCAACATGACTGCGTACCAAACAAGTTTTGGGGTAGAGGCGTTTGTGAAAAAGGCTACAATCCACAAAAAGCATTAGATGCAGAGATGAGAGCAAGGATTGATTCTTTGGCTTTAACTACTACGCCAATGATGGCTGCCGATGCGACTCGATTGCCACGAGGTATTAAGTTTGAAATCCGCCCAGGTAAAACAATATTAACAAATGGCTCTCCTAGAGAAGCTATTATGCCTTTAGATATGGGTACAACTGACCAAACAACATTTTTGCAGGTTACAGCGCTGCAAAATATGATACAAATGGGTACGGGAAGTGCAGATACAGGTAGTGCAAGTAATGATACTGCTAGTGGTATGTCAATGATGCAGTCTGCTGCAATCAAAAGGCAGAAACGCACTTTAATGAACTTTCAAAATACATTCCTTATACCAATGATTAACAAAGCTATGTATAGGAAGATACAATTTGATGTAGACCGCTATCCTGTTACTGATTATAAGTTTGTACCATACTCAACAATGGGCATTATGGCTAAAGAATTAGAGATGCAGCAAATGGTGCAGATGTTACAAGCCATTCCTAAAGACTCTCCTGCTTTTAATGTTATCTTGTTAGCAACATTCCAAAATTCTTCTATGCACAATAGAGATCAAATTGTTAATGCGCTTATGCAAGGTGATGAGCCTAATCCAGAAGAACAGCAAATGCAAGAAGCTCACATGCAATTAGAAATGCAGCAGCTTGAAGCAAACATTGCTAAAACTCAGGCTGAAGCACAAGAAGAACAAGCAAAAGCTATGAAATGGCAGTCAGAAGCTATGACTAACCAGCCTAACGAAATAGATTTCCAAGAGAAGATACTCAAACTTCAAAAAGATCAGATAACTATAGAGAAGATGGCTGCTGATATAGAGAATAAGCGAAGTGAGACTGCTCGTAATATTCCAGAAGTAGATCATTTACAATCTGAGACTATATTAAACCTAGCTAAAGCTAGAGAAGCTGGTACAAAATCAGTTATAAACGGAAACTTTCAATAAAGCGATAATTATCTATGGCAAAAACAGATAACCGTTTTATAGAAGATAGATTAGCAATGATGGAGTCAGAAGGATGGCTTGATCTTATTGCTGATTTAAAAAACATTCAGACTAATGTAGTAGATATCGACACAATGTCTGATGAGAAAGACCTTTGGGAAGCTAAAGGTCAGTTGAATATCTTGCGGTTTTTATTAACCCTTGAGAACACAACAAAAATCAACTTGGAACAATCAGAAGAAGAGTAACTCCTTTTACGACTCCAAATCTAATCACTTCATAACCCTACTGGGGCGGAGAAAACAATGAGTATAGTAGTAAACGAAGCACCTTCAGAAGGCGCACCAATAACAGATTTTCAAGAACAAGTAACACAAGATGTACAGACTGAGGAAGCTCAACAACCTGAATATCAAGTTCCTGAAAAATATGCTGGTAAATCTAACGAAGATTTAATAGAAATGCATCAAAATGTAGAGAAGATGGTAGGCAAGCAAGCCAACGAAGTTGGCGAGCAAAGGCGCTTAATTCAAAGCCTTATGGATGCACAGACTAGAGCAACGCAAGCTGCTCCACCAACAGAAGAACCAGTTAACTTTGAAGATCAATTTTATAGTGACCCTAAAGGGGCATTAGATAATGCAATTGAGAATCATCCAGAGTTAATTGAAGCAAGAAATGACCGAAAAATCCAGGCACAGCAACATCAAGTAAGTGTTTTAGAGAAAGCATATCCAGATTGGCAAACAAAAGTTGCCACTAAAGAGTTTCAAAACTGGGTAGGTGAATCAACAATACGAACTGAAATGTTTAAAAAAGCAGATAGTGATTATCGACCTGATTACGCAATAGAACTCTTCGATATGTTCGATAAAGTCAACATGATTGACAAGACAAAAGAGGTTCAAGCAGCAGAAGGTATTAAAAGAGATAAAGCACTAAAAGCAACAAGCTCTGAGACTCGTTCAACTTCAGATTCTAGTTTAGGTGGCAAAAAAATATACCGCAGGACTGATTTAATCAACTTGCAGGTAACTGATCCAAACCGTTACGCATCACTTGCTGATGAAATTCAGTCAGCGTATGCCGAAGGTAGGATCAAATAATAATACTATAACAGGAGAAGAAACATGGCGTTAGGAACTAATGGCGTAACAGTCGCAGTTGCCAATAACTTCATCCCAGAATTGTGGAGCGATGAAGTTATAGGTGCTTACAAAACAAATCTTGTGTTGGCTAATTTAGTCACCAAGTTATCACACAAAGGTAAGAAAGGTGATACGATTTATATCCCAGTACCAGCAAGGGGTGCAGCAAGTGCGAAAGCAGCTAATACACAAGTCGTGTTGTCAGCAGCAACTAACACAGCAGTAACAGTTACAATCAATAAGCATTACGAGTATTCTAAGCTAATTGAAGATATTGCAGAAGTTCAAGCATTAGCTTCAATGAGAAAGTTCTACACGGATGATGCTGGTTTTGCACTTGCGAAGCAAGTTGACTCTGATCTATTTGCTTTAGTTGAAGGTTTTCAAGGCGGTACAGTCGGTGGAGCAGCAGCAAACTCGTATGAAAAAGCATACATTGGTTCTACTGGTGCAGCTTTTTATACAGGTAACTCATCTAACGCAGCAGACATTACGGATGCTGGTATTAGAGCGTTAATTTTAAAGCTAGATAATGCGGATGTTCCTATGGACAATCGTGTAATTGTAATGCCTCCAGTAGCTGCAAATGACTTGTTAGGTCTTAACAGATTTACTGAGCAACAGTTCATTGGTAACGGTGATGCAATTAAAACTGGCAAGATTGGAATGATCTACGGTATGGATGTTTACATCTCTACTTCATGTCCTACTGCTTCTGGTAACTCTGGCGCAGATAGAGTTGGCGTAATTATGCACAAAGATGCTCTAGTTCTAGCAGAGCAAGTTGGCGTAAGAAGTCAGACACAGTACAAACAAGAATGGCTAGGTGACTTATTCACTTCAGACACACTTTACGGTGTTGCTGAATTGCGTAACGATGCTGGTGTTGCTTTTGTTGTACCAGGCTCATAGTAGTTAATTGAGTTGTAACCCCTTCTCACGAGGGGGTTATTCTAAGTTAATTAAACAATAATTATGCCTATTTACGAATACGAATGTAAAGATAGCCATGTTTTTGATGAAATGTGTTCTATGAAAGACAGGTTACAGAAGAAAGAATGTCCAGAATGTGGACAAAAAGGTAACTTTATAATAAG